GAATAGGTCGTATCGCCTAATCGAATGCGCCGTTAGCTCACCTGGATAGAGCGCGAGTCTTCTAAACTTGAGGTAGCAGGTTCGAGTCCTGCACGGCGCACCAATTCCACTCCTGTAGCTCAATGGTAGAGCCGGCCGCTCATAACGGCTTGGTTAGGGGTTCGAGTCCCTTCAGGAGTACCACGTCACGGTGGCAGAGTGGTCCAATGCACAGGTCTGCAAAACCTGAAAGCCGCGGGTTCGAATCCCGCCCGTGACTCCATTTAAAGGATACAATATGAAAGTAATTATGTTACTTGGTTCGGGTGAACTGGGCAAAGAGTTTGTAATTTCAGCCAAGCGTATGGGTCACTATGTTATTGCGTGTGACTCTTATCGGAATGCACCAGCAATGCAGGTAGCAGATACGTATGAAGTGTTCGATATGCTCGACGCTCGTAGACTTGAAACCATGATTGACATTTACTGCCCAGATATTATTGTGCCTGAGATTGAAGCAATTGCTACCGATGTACTCTATGGAGTAGAGGCCGCTGGTACTCAGGTTGTTCCGTCCGCACGAGCTGTTAACCTTACAATGAATCGCGATGCTATTCGCGATCGTGCTCATGAGCTTGGGTTGAAGGTAGCTGCATTTGCTTATGCTGAATCAGAGCAAGAACTTGTCGACGCTTATAATAAGATAGCATCAAAGAAAGCTGTTATCAAGCCAGTTATGTCATCATCGGGTAAAGGACAATCCGTAGTAGATTGTGACACTGATGTTGATATCGAACTTCAAGTACGTTCTGCATGGCATTATGCATGTGAAAATATGCGCGGTAATCGTCAACGAGTTATCATCGAAGAGTTTATTAATTTTGATTATGAGATCACTCTTCTGACTGTTAAGCAGAAAGATGGCCCGACTCTCTTCTGTAATCCTATCGGACACGTTCAGGTAAACGGAGACTATCAATATTCATGGCAGCCGGAGCCATTTAAAAATATCGCAACGTACGGTGTAACGCAGGCTATGGCTAAGACGATTACGGATGACTTGGGTGGTGCCGGTTTGTTTGGGGTTGAGTTCTTTGTCAAGGGTGACGTTGTTTACTTCTCAGAACTATCACCACGTCCACACGATACTGGTATGGTAACTATGATTAGTCAGAATATCTCACAGTTCGATCTTCACCTCAGAGCAATTCTTGGTCTTCCTATTCCAAATATTAAGATTGCCGGTGGTTTTGGTGCATCAGCTGTTATTCTTGCTGAAAAAGATACGTATACAAAACCGCGTTATGAAGGTATTGAAGATGCTCTAAAAACACCAGGTGTTGAGGTTCGTGTTTTCGGTAAGCCATACTGTCGTAAAAATCGACGCATGGGTGTTGTACTGGCTCACAGTATAGAAGAAGCTCGTGAAGCAGCAGGAAGAATTAAAGTGGTTTGAGCTATGATTGAAGAAGCTAAACAAGCAATTCTCGATTCGAGTCAAGAGTCATCGGTCTATATCGGCTGTGACTCGATTCGTTTTCGTAAGAACAAGATGTGGTATGCCAAGTACAGCACAGTCGTGATTGTACACATGGATTCCAAGAAAGGTTGCCGTCTGTTCCATGAGTCTGTCGATATGCCTGACTATGGTAACCTAAAGCAACGTCTGTTGACTGAGGTTCAGCACGCTGTGGCTACTGCGACTGAAATCATTGAAGTACTCGGTGATCGCCATATGGAGATCCACCTTGATATTAATCCTAATCCGAAGCATAAGTCTTCGGTTGCGGTGAAGGAAGCCCTTGGTTGGGTGAAGGGTTCTCTTGGTATTGATGCCAAGATCAAGCCTTCTGCTTTTGCTGCTACTCATGCTGCCGATCACGCTGTACGTCATTTAAACTGAAAATAAACATGTACAATTAAGCGTGAATTGTGTAGAAGGGTATAAATAAGAGTTCATTGGACTTGTAGCTCAATCGGGAGAGCGCCAGCTTGTCACGCTGGAGGTAGTGGGATCGAAACCCATCAAGTTCGCCAAGTTATTCCGGTGAAGTGTTACGGTAGCACGTCGGTCTCCAAAACCGCTAGCGAGGGTTCGACTCCCTCCACCGGGGCCAGTTTGTTCTTTCTCATTGTTATAAAGTTTATGTGCGGGTATAGCTCAGCTGGTAGAGCAAACGACCGATAATCGTTAGGTCACAGGTTCGATCCCTGTTACCCGTACCAAAATTTGGAAGCGTGTCAGAGCGGTCGATTGATCTGGTCTTGAAAACCAGCGTACCTTCGCGGGTACCGTGGGTTCGAATCCCACCGCTTCCTCCATGGCCCCGTCGTCTACTGGCTAGGACACGTCACTTTCACTGACGAGAAGGCGGATCGAAACCGCTCGGGGCTACCAAGTTTCAGGAACGTGGGCAGGACGGTAATGCAGCACCCTGCTAAGGTGTACTACCTTAGGGTAGACAGGGTTCGACTCCCTGACGTTCCGCCATATGGAGTCGAGTACACGGTAATGGTTGATCGCTGTGGTGTTCTCTTGCGCGATTGGCAACTCCGCCAAGTTGAGGGTAACGCTAGGGCAATGTCAGACGGTGCTTGCGTAGCGAGTGTCGTGAGGTGCTGGGTAGCTGGCGGGGTCTGACACGAGTTTATGGTGGTCGAGGTGTTAATGGATACACGCTGGATTGTGAATCCGGAGTTGCGGGCTCGATACCCGTCGATCACCCCATTTTTTGGTGTACATTATTCCATTTCTGATGTAAGATGAATCTATAATCAGAAAGGAAACGAAGATGCTCAATTACACTCTCACCATTCGCAACGTTAAAACCAACAGGGTTCTTCGTAAGATTGAGTATAAGAACTATAGCGGTCATGCTATGATGGATGAATGCTTCTATTGGAGGCAGCACTACCGCAAAAAAGGAATTCAGATTATCAATGAATGGTAATCAACGGGGGTATGGGCCAAATGGTTAGAGTCAGCGGACTTAAAATTCGCACAGTGTGGGTTCGAATCCCACTACCCCTACCAAATTATTTTTAATAAAATTCGTTTTTAGGGTGTACAAATTATCTCTTATGCAGTAGGGTAAGAATATACAGATTGAAAAGGAATTTTGTCATGAACTACTACACACGTGAAATTGCTAAGATTCTTGAAATTAGCCTTGATGATGCTCTTCGCATTCAAGACGAAATGGAATGCAATGGTTTTGATTTCAGCGAAGCAACTACTAATCAGTTTATGCGCGAGATCAAGTATCAACGTTCAGCTTTGTCTATCTAATTTGAATTAAAGGAATTTATTATGGAAGTTTTTGCATTGTTAGGTGAATGGGATTACGAAGGTTCGATTCTACTGGGTGTGTATGCATCCGAAGAAGAAGCGCGGACTGCTTACGGTGTGTATACTCGTGACGGTGATCAGTTCATTCAGTCCTACTATATAGAACATCGTGTAGTCGGTGCACCTGTAGATTCCGATCGTCATCGGATCTACATCGGTTAAAGTTTAATGGACGATTAGCTCAGTCGGTAGAGCGCGGGACTCTTAATCCTTAGGTCGTAGGTTCGAATCCTACATCGTCTACCATTTCGAACGATTAGCTCAGTAGGTAGAGCAACGGGCTTTTAACCTGTAGGTCCTGGGTTCGAGCCCCAGATCGTTCACCAGAATTATCCGGTATTCTAGAACCTACCGGAGAGACCTATGCCAGACTAACAGACGGGGAACGCTGGCGAATATCGGATTCCTTACCGCAATCTAGAATGGGGTTAACCGATAGGGTGTATGGAATAAGGGAAGGTAAAGCCGGTGGCTCCGGCAGTCAGACTGTAAATCTGATCCGTTCGCGGGGGAGGATCGATACCTCACTTTCCCACCACTTTTATTGCCCCTTGGTGTAATTGGCAACACGTCTGATTTTGATTCAGAAGAGTTCAGGTTCGATCCCTGGAGGGGCATCCATTATAAAGGATATATTATGAGTAAGCTTTTGGAAGATTCTCCGTATTTCGATGAACTAGTTAACGGTGACGTCGGATCCCTGCAGAACGCATTGTTTGAAGCAGATATGGATGAAGAAGCGAATATTATTGAACAAATTATGTGGAAATTAGTTGATAGTCGACTATAACTTGTATATATAGTAGGCCAATAACGGGGATTAGCACAGTCTGGTCAGCGCGCCTGCTTTGGGAGCAGGAGGTCGTAGGTTCGAATCCTACATTCCCGACCATTTCGCCCTTATAGCTCAGTTGGTAGAGCAGTTGATTTGTAATCATCAGGTCCGGGGTTCGAGTCCTCGTGGGGGCACCAGATATTAAATAGGTTAGCTACTAAACCTCCTACTGATGCTTCGGGTCAGAGGTGACTTCGCACAACTCGCGGGTCTGATAAATGAGTAGCAGAATTAATGCGGGCGTGGCGTAGTGGTAACGTGACTGGCTTCCACCCAGTAGTTGAGAGTTCGATTCTCTCCGTCCGCACCAGAATATGGCACAGTAGCTCAGTGGTAGAGCGACGGTCTCATACGCCGTTAGCCGGTGGTTCGAATCCATCCTGTGTCACCATTTGGGAATGTGAATATGAGAAGCGAATCTGCGGAATGTGTGATGTATGTGCCCGATACACCTTTGAATCGTGCGGCGTTTACAGATGAAACCGTTTTAGCAGAGATATATAAAGTTTCGAATATTAAAATTGTGTTTAAAGATATTGGGGGATTAGCTCAGCTGGGAGAGCGTCTGCCTTGCACGCAGAAGGTCAACGGTTCGATCCCGTTATCCTCCACCAATATAGACCACCTCTGCTGAACCCCGCAGCGAAAGCACTAGAGAAGGTGATAGCACTTGCTGTTGCAACAGTAAAGACTATCTGGGAAGATTGCAACGTCCGGAAGTAAGCAATCAAGGCACACTGCAGGTGGTCACTTATAATGCCTTTGTAGCTCAGTTGGTAGAGCAGTGGATTGAAGATCCACGTGTCGGGAGTTCGAATCTCTCCAAAGGCACCATGCGGATGTGGCGGAATGGTAGACGCCCTGGTTTTAGGTACCAGTGACTTCGGTCGTGGGGGTTCGAGTCCCTTCATCCGTACCAGTTTAATGCCGGATTAGCTCAGCGGTAGAGCGTCTCGTTTACACCGAGAGGGTCGGCGGTTCAATCCCGTCATCCGGTACCATTTTATGCCTTCGTAGCTCAACTGGATAGAGCTCTTGATTACGAATCAAAAGGTTGCAGGCTCGAATCCTGCCGAGGGCACCAGATATATAAAGTATGTTTAAAAAAGATATCACAATCCTTAATGATGTGTTGACTCACGAAGAGTGTCAAGACTTGATTCGTTTCTACGAGTCGAGTCCGATTCTTCATGGTCAAGGCTATAACTATGTTTTCAAAACTGTAGTTTCACGTCATGATCGTCAACCATATGATGACTATATCAAAAGCATTTTAACAAAAGTGCTTACGCCGATTGACGAGAACTTCTTAGTGCAAAGAGCACAAATTGAGTGTAGATCTCCGAACACTGAACACGTGGCTCACTTTGATGAGAGAGCTGGAGACTTTGGATCGTTTACAACCGTTTTGTATTTGAATGATACATACTCAGGTGGAAACACGTACATCGAATCAGAAGAGCCAGTAAGTGTTCAACCAAAATGCGGAAGAATGGTTGGCTTCAATGGACATAAACTAAAGCATGGTGTCAGTATGATTGCACATGATCATCGATACACACTATCAATTTGGTATGTCCTTAAGCCGGCAGATTATCCAATAAAAGCGCTTTGGTGGAAATAAACGGTGTACAAATTATGTAAACTGTAGTAGATTGAATAATAAGAAATGGAGATTATAATGACTAATTCTGATTATTTGACTATGGCTGAAAATCGTTTCGCATCAGTTCAGCGCTATTTTCCTAACTCTTCTGAGTTTAATCGGTTGTTTAATATCATTCTTGATATGACAAACAAGATGACGGTTGAAGAGCGTGATCAGCATAATGCAAAGAAGATTGAAACGCCTGCTGCGAAAGCAGCTCGTTTGAAAGAAGAACAGCGTGTACTTGATCAGATGGCAATGAACAAAGATAGCAATAGTATATAAATAAAGAGTTATTCCTCAATAGCTCAGCGGTAGAGCCGGCGACTGTTAATCGCCTGGTCGGTGGTTCGAATCCATCTTGAGGAGCCAGTTTGAATGTGATGGAAGTTCCTGTGGCGACCAAGCGATTTGGGGGAAGATAGGAACGTAAAGAGCGAAATTACCGACTGTAGCGTGTCGACACCTCAGTAGCCATTACATTCAATAGACCTCGGTATGTCTTAAACTGCCGACCTCAACAACAATAAAAGGTAAATGTATGAAAAAGTATCTCGCTCCTCTTGCTGTTGCGGCAGCGTTTGTAGCTACTCCAGCTATGGCAAATGACTTTGCTGGTGTACGCGCAGAAGTTACTGCAGGTTTAGATGATGTTACTGGTGGAGTTGATCCGACTGACGTAGCATATGGTGCTGGTGTTGGTCTTGATGCAAAGCTTTACAAGAACGTCGTTGTTGGCGTTGAAGCTACGCTTGACAATGTCTTTGATCGTCGCAACATTGGTGCCGCAGCTCGTCTCGGTTTCGTAGTTGCCGATAAGGCACTTGTATATGGCAAGGTTGGCTATGCCAACTGGAAGCAAACCACGACTGCTGAACTTGAAGGTCTCCGCGTAGGCGGTGGCGTTGAAGCCAACCTTTATGGTCCAGTCTATGGTAAGATCGAATACCGTTACACCGATTTTGATGGTGGCGTTGGCCAGCATGGTGGTCTTGTAGGACTCGGTGTAAGGTTCTAATATAAGTTTTGCTCTTGATCTGGGACACGGTAGTCCGTGCAATTAGACTAAGATCCGGCCATTGAGGGCTGGTACGTGGGGGCGGATCCCACAGAGCAAATAGATATCTGGGTCGACGGACCTGGTAAGAAGTGTGACTGAATAATCCCCTTGTCAGTGGGGATAAAGTAGACTCGGGGATTGGTCTCCCGCTCAACCGGCAAACGAGTCGTAGGCTGAGATTACAGATAGTAATTGACTGGGCCTTGGAGGTACAACTGAATCCTCCCACTTCGCCTTTATTCATGGAATTTAGTTATGTGGCGTATTTGGGCAAAAGCTTTAGGCGAAAAAGCAACTTCATGTGATCGCGAGTCTGATAAAGTCGCTTGGATCCGGACGTTGATTATTGTACAATCCGTCATAGCAAACATTTTTCTGATTGCAAATGCAATCCATCATTGGTAAGGAATATATTATGGCAGAAACAATTGCTGTTAAACGTTATTGGCACAAGTTTAAAGATGGCGAGTTTAGCGAACTGCCAGAAGTAGTGCCAAATATCGTATTTAAAACTCGTGTCCGCGACGATTCTATCGAAGGATCGAATCCGTATCGTTGGGAAGATAAGACAACGTTCGACTACTTCGCGAAGAAGCGTGTAGTACTCTTCTCACTTCCTGGTGCTTTCACGCCTACATGTTCGACGTATCAGCTTCCTGGTTTTGAAGAAAACTTCAAGGCTTTCAAGGATCTTGGCATTGACGACATCGTCTGTGTATCGGTCAACGATGCATTCGTGATGAATTGTTGGGCGAAGCAACAGAAGATTAAGAAGGTAAAGATGATTCCTGACGGATCTGCTAAGTTTACTCGTGATATGCAGATGAACGTCTACAAGGAAAACCTTGGCTTCGGTGAACGTTCATGGCGTTATGCTTGTATCGTCAATAACGGTAAGATCGAGAAGTGGTTCGTCGAACCAGGTTTTGAAGATAACTGCGAGACAGATCCTTATGATGAAACTACTCCAGAAAACATCTTAAATTGGCTGAAAGAAAATGGATAAGAAGAAGGTCGTTGCTGGAGTTGCAGGCGTAGCAGTCGTAGGAATCCTTTCCTACCTCGGCTATCGTGTTGTCAAGGAACTCAACGAACTCGATATCGATTTCTTCGGAGAAAATATCGAAGAATCATATTATCAGAGGTATCCAAAGAAAAATGGCGACGAATAGAGCTACGACTCGTGTAATGAATCGCTCATGTGGTGATTGCACCGCATGTTGTGAGGGGTGGCAAAGCGCGAATATCGAGGGACATGAAATGTTCCCCGGTCGCCCTTGCCACTTCCTCGGAAAAGCTTGTACTATCTACGAGTTTCGACCTTCGACTTGTAAGAATTATTTTTGCTCGTGGATGCTAGACAGTAACAAGGTATTTCCAGAATGGTTTCGACCAGATCTGTCAGGCGTGATCCTAACACATCGAGACTGGCAAGGTGGAACGTATCTTGAGGTACGAGAAGCTGGTAAAGAAATAACTCCGAGCGTCTTATCGTGGATCTATGAATATGGCGCTCGTCATAACATGTATCTACGAGTTCAGGTCAAAGGAACGTGGCACAGCCACGGCGACCAAAGCTTTGCAGAAAGTTTTAACACGGAAGATCGCTGATCAAAAAAAAACGCACTCGAGTGATTTTGAGTGCGTTTTTTTGTGTTTTAAGCATGTACATTATTTCGAAAACAATATAAGGTGGACCTATAATAAAGAAGGAAACAAAAAATGATTAAGGTTTACCAGATCGCTCTTACCGACGCCGAAGTTGACATGATCAATAGCGGTGAAACTAGCGACCGCATCAAGGCTTACTTCGATCGTAGTTTCGATGGTACTTTCAAAGCTGAAAATTTTCAGTACTACACTCACGTTGCTACTGTTGATACCAATGACATGGAAAAAGCTTTTGAGTATATGAACCTTTGGAATAGCGATAAGGTCCAAAAGGTTACTCGCCTCGTTTCTTCGATGTCGGTCGGTGACATCCTCGAATATAACGGTCAGCTTTATCGCTGCGCTTCGTTTGGCTTTGCTCTGTTGGAGAATTATCAGCGTGACTAATTTCCTCGAAACCATCAAGTGGATTGGCACACTCTGCGTCATTATCGCCGCATCGTGCCGAGCCTTTGAGTTCCATACGATAGATCTTATTCTCTCGATCTTCGGCGCAGGCCTTTGGGCTTATGTAGCCGTAGTTGCCAAAGATAAGGCTCTGTTCGTCGTAAATGCCTTTATCGTTACCATTCTTTTTGTAGGAGTTATTATATGAAACCAGATCGAGTACTTGCCCGTCGTTTGAAGAACGTTCTTGTTGCATCTCAGCGTGCCGAGAACCCCGAGTTTAAAGCGATGTGGTTGAAGAAGTTCGACGAATTGTTTTTGAATGCCGACCAGCTCTTCTTGAAGAGCTGATAAATAACCTCAGTATCAAACACGTGAGGTGAATTTTGTCGACATTTATTCGTTCTAGGTTAAAAGCATATCAAATCCAGCGCTTGGCTATCGACCTTTTTGGGTTCTGTAATGCCAAGTGCTGGTATTGTCCTGTCAGGTACATTCCTCAACCAGAATCTGGTATGAAGCAGATGCCGATTGAGGACGTCGAGAAGATCTTTCGAAAACTTATTGTCGAACGAGAGACACCAAACGGAGTCGTCAGTCCAGATTTTGATCTCTTTCTGACCACACACTACAGTGAAGTGCTGCTGTACAAAGACTTCGAGAAGCTACTCGAACTGGCAAAGCACTATGGTCTGAAGACTTTCATTCTGAGCAACGGTGTCAATCTGACTCCTGATAAACTCGATATCATCAACAAGTATACTCCTTCTGTCATTCAAGAAATCGCACTGAACATTCCTGCATATGAAAATGCAGAAGTCTGGTCGAAGAGATCAGGATTTCCTGCCAAGCGATTCGATGATATGATGGAGAATCTTGAAAACCTGCATAATCATGCCGTAACTCGCAAACTTGCAGGAAGAGTGAAGCTTATCGTCAACGGTGTCAACGAACTCTCATTTAAGACAGGATCTTTGAAGAAAGGCCCGAAGTTTGAAGAGCTTGGCATCGATCTCGACTTACAGACTGGAGAGCATCAGAGGCAAGTAGATATTGCCACGAAACTGTTCCCTAAGTTTGATATAGAAAAGTCTGATCTGATTGATCGTACCGGTCTTATCGCTCAGTATATTACTGAAGAAGACTACATGAAAGATCGTATGAAGAATCGTACTGTCGTAGGTTGTCAAAACTGGGGTGATCGCAACTATGAGTGGCTGAGTATCAACTCGAGTGGAGATGCCATTCTCTGTTGCAATGACTATAACTTCGACTATATTTTTGGTAATGTTCTTGAACAAGAACTCTCCGAGATGTGGTTGAGTGATAAGCACGTCGAGACCATCGACAGAGCATATAATAACATTTGTACGAAGTGTAGCGCCTCAGTTACGAAGTAGTATAAATAGTTGTATGAACTACGACGCTATTTTTAAATTGATTGCTGATGTCGGATTCCCTATCGCAGCTGCGCTGATTGCTGGGGTTTTTGTTTACTTCGTCATTAATTATATTTTAGAAAGTGTTGTGAAAGCCATTAAGGGTATGCAAGGTATTATCATGGGACTCGACAATCGAGTTCGAACGATGAACCATGACATTATCCGAATGGATGCGGTTGTAAGTTCGGCACTAGGACTGAAACCGGATCTGGATCGTATCGCTCGAGCCGACGGGAAGAACGATGCGAGAAAAGATTAATGGATTTAAATACGGTTGCTGAACTTGTAAAACAATATGGTTTTCCTATTGTCTCCTCGGTGGGTATGGGATATTTTGTATGGTTTATCTACAAGTTCGTTACAGATAAATTAATGCCATTGATTGGTGAGACAAACGCTATTTTGATTGCTCTCATTGATCGTGTTCGCATGCTTGATAATGATATGATTCGGTTACAACAGAAGGTGAGTGTAGTATTGCAGATAAAGGAAGATCACGATGAATATAAATCTAAAGATTGAAATCATTAAGATCTTCTCGCTTGAGTTTAGTCTTTCTTCTGAAAAGAAAAAGGAAGAAGAAAGTGTCGAAGAAACTAGCAATATTGACGTTATTGATATGCTTCAGCGCGCCGGCAAAAGCTGATCCGATTGTACAACAGTTTAAAAGTCCTTCCTTCAATGGATATGGATGGTCACAACATGTGCAAGCAATCGATGCGCAAGAGCGTTCTCGTGAGCAAGCAATCAAAGATGCCGAAGCCGCAAAGCTAGCTCTTGCGAGATCCGAAGCAGCTAACACTCCGCTTGCCAAGTTTATGGCACTGTTTACATCTCAGGTATATGCTCAGCTGGCGACGCAGCTTTCAAACAATCTTTTTGCTGAAGGTTCTGCTCAACAGGGCATATTCACCCTCGATGGTAATACGATTAGCTATGTAAAAACTGGTACATCAGTGACGTTGACGGTTGTCGACAAAGCTGGTAATACGACAGTCGTGACTGTTCCTATCGCAACCTTTGGGTTCTAAGGAAAAGCCATGAAAAAACTACTCTTGCTTCCAATACTTCTTGCAACATCTGGTTGCATAGGCGGAATGCATCCTCATCTGAATCAGTCATATCTTCTACGAGAAGATGCTGAGGTAGAAAGATTTGCAAATCCTAAGTTGTTTAAAAATCTACCAGAGCTCGATGGACAAGTGATTCCTATCGCTATCTACTCGTTCACTGATAGAACAGGACAACGTAAACCTTCTGCTACTCAAGCCAGCTTCTCGACGGCGGTAACTCAAGGCGCCGATGCTTATGTTATCAAAACATTGGCAGATACTGGCGATGGCAAGTGGTTTCGTCCAGTCGAACGCGTAGGTATCGATTCTCTTATTAAAGAACGTCAGCTTGTCAGACAGATGAGAGAACAGCAACTCGGAGAAGGTGCAGAACCGCTTCCTCCTCTCATGGTTGCAGGTATCATTCTTGAAGGCGGTATTATTGACTATAGTTCAAATACCAAGACTGGTGGTAACGGTGCACGATTCCTTGGAATTGGTCCTTATCAGCAGTACGCAGAAGATCAAGTTACTATTAGTATGCGACTCGTCTCAGTACAGACAGGTGAAGTCCTCACCTCTGTCACTGTTGAGAAGAATCTGCTCTCTACATCCGAGGGAGTGACAGCATTTAAATTCTTTGACATGGCAACAAAAGCTTTTGAATTTGATGGACAACAAACATCGAATGAAGCTGGTAGTTATGCGATCCGTTCAGCCATAGAAACGGCCGTTGTGGAATTGATCAAGGATGGTGAACGTAAAGGTCTATGGAGATTTAAGCAAAAGGAAACAACAAATGAAGTTAAGTAAAGCTTTATTCGTTGGCGCTGCTCTTCTTTATGGAACATCTGCGGTTGCACAAACAGTGCTACCAACAGCCCCAACACCACCAACAATCGTAACTACCTCTCCGAATGAAGTGACTGCAGCCGCAGTTGCAACCACCAACAAGGTGTATATTGATCAAGAAGGCGGAAACGTTGATGTTAACATTGTTCAGACAGGCACTGCCAACATTATTGGCGATTCTGGTGATCCTATCTACCTACGCGGCGATAATCAAAGTGTCATCGCTGTACAAACAGGTAACGGAAACCAACTCTACATGGGAATCGTATCCGCAACTGGAGGCACAGGAGTTGCCACAGCTACAATACGCCAAATCGGCGACCTAAATACTGCAGACATTCGTTGCGGTACTTTAGTATCTGACGCGATCTGTAATCAGTTCGATATGAACGCTCGCTTTACTGGCGATTCAAACTCTCTTGTGTTCCATGGTTCGGGTGCAAATATCCGTAACTCGATGGATATCACTGGTGATAACAACACGTTCAATATCGACGCGCTGTCACCAAATGCTACGCAGACTGTTCTTGTCACAGGTGACTACAATGACTTCGACGTGACACAAACAGGTCTCGGCGGAACATTTGGACATTCGCTCTATGTGAATCTTACAGGTACACTGAACACCATTACAACCCAGCAATACGGAGCTTCGGAAACCGTAATCAATCTTAAGTCGACGGGTTCAAATGGTACGTTTAATATCAAGACTGGCCATTAATCTCTTACTTCTGATATCGGTTCCCGCCTTTGCAGGCGTGGGATCGATATCAGAGTTTCAGGGCGGAGGTTCCGTGAAGCGTGGTGCAAAGGTCGCACCTGCTGCTAAAGGCTCGAGTATCGAAAAGAACGATACCGTCTCTACCAATTCTCAGGGTAGATTTAAGATTCGATTCGTCGATGCCACCACAGTTAACATCACACAAAATTCAAGGTTAGTCATCGATGATTTCGTCTATGATGGAAACAATAAGAGCAAAGGCAAGCTTGGTCTTAAGCTGGCTTTGGGAACTGCGAGATATACTTCTGGTGGCATTGCTCATGGCAACGCTCGCGGTGTTGGTATACGGACACCCACCGCAACGATTGCCGTAAGAGGCACAGACTTTGTCATGTCAGTCGATGAGGCTGGCAGATCGACTGTTGTCCTCGTTCCAGAATGTTATAACGATAAAGATATTACAAAGATCAACTTCGAGTGCCCTTCAGGTGCTATCGACGTTATCACTGCTGCCGGCATCGTGACTCTGACTCAACCATTCCAAGCAACGATGGTCGAGAATTCTTACGCTCCTCCTGCTCCTCCGGTCGTAATTAACCCTGCAATGAAGGGTATGGACAACAATATTCAGATCTCTCCTCTCGAAACAGACGATGGACAATCACTCATCAACGCTGCTCGCGAATCACTCAAGAAATTTGTCAATCCTGCAAAAGCCGCATCTGATGACAACCAAGATCCAAATACCGGTGGAGACGGCGTAGAAGAAGTCGCAGTTGCTACTCTTCGTTTGCCTACTCAAGATGAACTTCAAAATATCTATGCAGAGTATAATTCTGGTGCAAGACCGACAGAAACTATCTACACAAACGTATCTCCTACTTTCAAGAAACAACTGCAAGTCGGATGGGTATACTCGAGAATCTCAGAGGATAAGAATCAATCTGTGATCGTATGGTTACCAAAAGACACAGAAATTCAACTCGTTTCTGTACAGAATGGAATCGTCGACGCCTACAATTTTATGGATGATAAATGGACTACGACAGGTACAGGTAGACCACAAGGAAATATCACCGTAATACAAGAGTCAGGTGCAAGATGATCAGATGGATCTTAACACTACTACTGTTAACGTTTAGCGTACAGTTAAATGCGCAGACGCCTTCGAACTATGGTTTCGAAGATGGAACTTATGCAGGTTGGACAGTTTCTAACGGATCCACCACACTTCGAACGAGTTGGTCAGATTCTGGTCAGGGAGTTCAAGTGACAACTGGCATGCAAAACTATTGCCCAGGTGGAGGTAAGTGCTGGACAATTACACCTTATGGTTCTTATATGATATCGGTCCAAGCAGGAGGAAGTTCTCCTCAATTCAATACAGCCATGACTACGCTTGGTCTAAGCTCAACCGATATTACAACCATTCGAAATACGATCTATTCGAATGGGTCAATGTATCCTACGAATGCTTCGTCTGTGAGTAGAACCGTATTCCTACAAGCCGGAATTACATACACGTTTGGCTGGCAATATCTGTCGACCGACTATGTTCCTTACAACGACGGCTCGATGATTACGTTGACGAATGGACCAGGAATTCCAACTTTAAACGGTCAGACACAGAATTATGCTCTGCTCGGATTTACCAATCAAGGAACTGGTAACTATTCAGTAGGATCTTATGGTGCCACTGGTTGGCAACTCGCCGTGTTTACTGTACCGACTGATGGCAACTATACGCTCGGCTTCTCGTCATTCAATCTTGGTGACACAGCTCTTTCTCCTATCTTGTTCATCGACCAGTTGCAAGGAACAACAACTCTGAATGGAACCACGTTTAATCCTATAGCTCCAAACGAAGGATCGTCTGCACCGACCACACCTCCACCTCCACCTCCAGCGCCTGCATATCCTGCTGTATCGATTACGACTAATCAGACTATTAAGCTTGGCCAGACGAATGCTATTACAAGTAACTCGATTTACATTCAAAATATCGGCGATAATAATACCGTCAACGTCGAACAGTTCTCAAGGTTTAATGCCATCAGAGGTGTTAACGGTTCTCAAGACATGTTAATTAATGGTAGCAACAACAATATTACTATTAATCAAGGCACTGCTACTACCGTTCTCGGAAACAATCTTGCCGAAGTGTCTGTCACTGGTAATAATAACACCGTATCTCTTACACAACAAAATAATGGTAAGTATACAGAGCTGGTAATGAATGGAACGGGAAATCAACTGACTGCTCAGCAGAAAGATGCCGGTGGAAAGTATGCGTTCTTCAATATCTTAGGTAACTCGAATGTAATTACTACTTTGCAACAAGGCACAGGTAATCACTTCTTAGATATCAGCGCACCTTATGGCGGATTGAATGCAACCATCACTCAATCTGGTGCTTCACAAAAGCTGTTTCAACTGATAATAAATAATCCAGGAATTGGAGTCACTGTATCGCAAACTGCTGCGAGTGCTACTGACTCCGCTTCAATGACAATAACATGCGCGACAGGACCTTGCAGTGGGTACAGCTACACAAAAAATTAAATCGATTCTTCTGAGCCCATGGCTGGCGATCTTTACGTTCGCTCTTCTTATGACAGTAAAGATCTCGGATCCATATCTCGTCGAAGCCACTCGCCTCAAGTTTTACGACTACCTTATGATTTCTGAACCAAAGAAGTCAGAACAGATCGTTTTGATAAATATTGGCGAGAAAGCGATTGAGAAATATGGCCAATATCCGTTCCCGCGTAAAGTCTACGCTGACATTCATTCTGAGGTCTATGGCCGAGGGGCTGCTCTTGTTGGTAGCACTATACTTTACCCTGAGCGTGATCGGTTGGGGACTGATCGAGATCTTGCGGATTCGCTAAAGCAATATCCTGTCGTTCTTAGCCAGACGGTAAGCGACTCTTGTTCACGGGCAAGCGCGACAATTCGGAAGACAGGCGTTGCCGTAATCGGCGATGGAGAAGCAACTGAATTTCTTCCTCAATACCCATGCGTTCTAAGTAATGTCTCAGTTCTTCAAGAAGCCGCAGCCGGTGTTGGGATAACGTCAACCCTACCCGAGACTGATGGGGTTGTAAGGCGAGTTCCTCTTCTATCTGAGTCATCAGGCGAATACTATCCCGCATTTGCTCTAGAGATGCTGCGTGTAGCTGCAGGAGACTCTTCGTATCAAGCCAAGATAAATCAGACTGGGGTTGAAGCATTACGAATTCCTTCTTTTGAAACAATTAAAACAGACGAGTATGGAAGAACCTTCATCAATCCGAACTACCAATTTCAATCATACGAAATTGGTGCGGGTCCTTTGCCCGATCTGGCAGGTAAAATCGCGATTGTTGGAGTGACTGCAGCTGGGCTAAGTAACCCTGTAGCGACTCCTTCAGGTGCCCAACATCCCCATCAACTCCAAGCGAGTATTCTTGAGACTCTGATAAATGGGGACTCTGTGTCGATTCCGAATTGGATTCCGCTTGTAGATCTTGGCGGGTTTCTTCTTCTTTTCCTGGCATTGGTAGTTATCTCTCGATTTAAGTTCTCGTATGTATATATCGCAGCATTGATTGCTGCCTATGTGTATTTACCGGTGTACTTATTCGGCACTTATGGTATAATGATGGATATCAGCTTCAACGTATTAGGCGCGCTGCTGATCTACATTCATATCTATACAGTGAAATTTATCTCAGAGTATTTACAGAAGCAACAGATTAAGAAACAGTTCGGCACATATCTGAGCCCAGATCTGGTAGCAAGACTACAAAGACAACCAGAACTCTTGAAGCTTGGCGGAGAATCACGTGATCTTTCGATCATGTTTACAGACGTTCGCGGATTTACTACAATCTCTGAACACTACGGAGATGATGTCCAAGGCTTGACTTCTATTATGAATCGTTACATGACAGTCATGACACGGGCGATTCTCGAAAACAACGGCACACTTGATAAGTATATTGGTGATGCGCAAATGGCATTCTGGAATGCTCCGCTCGATAACAATAAGCATGCATTAGATGCTGTTCGAACTGCCTTTCAAATGTTAAAAGATTTGGAGATTTTCAATGAAGAGATTAAAGGAGAAGGCATTCCAGCTTTCGGTATGGGTCTTGGTATTAACACTGCCACTGTGGTTGTGGGTAATATGGGCTCTGATCAGCGTTTCGATTATACTTGTCTGGGCGACGGCGTTAATTTGGCTGCTCGTCTGGAAGGTCAAACCAAGCCTTATGGAGTTAAACTCATCGTCGGGCCACAAACGGCCGAATTGGTGGGGTCTGTATACCAAATAGTCGAACTCGATCTGATTGCTGTCAAAGGTAAGACAGAACCAGCAAGAATCTACACCGTTCTCGATGTTTCTGACGGCGCTGGAGAATTACTACATAAGAAGTTCCTCGATCTCTATCGTCAAGGCAAATGGGATGAAGCTCTGAATCTTATAAAAGATCTCAAGCGATGCTGGAACGAAGAGCTCAATGCATACTATGCTATGATGGAACAAAGAATATATGATTTGAAGACTGATGAACCACTCAAGTGGGACGGAGTTTATAGAGCTACCAGTAAGTGAGGTAATATGATTGACGACAGTATGTTTGCATCTTACAGAGATGAGTTTGAAAAGAATGGATTCGTAAAGATCAAAGGAGTTTTGTCTCCTGATATGATCGAGATGTATAAGGCTTTTATCGACATCACACACACAAAAGGAATGAGAAAGCCAGAATTTGGACCATATATTGATGGGCATATCGAAGAAGTCGATCGTAACTTCTTCGATGATAGTATTCTTCTCTATTGCAAGCATATCATAGAAAAGATTTGGGGTATTGAGGACATGGTGCCATCATACTCTTATTCACGAGAATATTATCGCGGATCTGAACTCAAGATCCATCGCGATCGAGAAGCTTGTCAATACTCGATGACTTTGACTATGTCTAAACGAGGTGAAGGCAATACGTTCTTATGGTTCAGTGAGAACGAAGACAAAAGCGATGCCATTCCTATCGACCTCGATGAAGGAGATGCCATTATCTTTAATGGCGGTCATGAGTATGGAGGAAAGTGGCATTGGCGAGATCCACTCGAGATTGACTCATTGGTTCAGCTGTTCATTCACTATGTCCATCCTGATACGCCAGAACTTGCAGACAGAGATTTTCCGAGACCAAATTATCGTTCACGTTGATTTTTAGCATGTACATTTTATCAAAAGTTTGGTAAGGTGGACCTATAATGATGAAGGACGAAAACATGAACATCACGATCACAGGTATGATTGGCAAGCGTAAAGAAAAGGCCCTCCTCAAGGAAGCCGCAGAGTTCTTCGCCAACCAACTGATGGATCCTCGGATGGCCCGCAACATCACCCTCGACATCGAAGTTTACAACAACCTTGACGTCGAAGGCGAATGCGTAGATGAAGATGGTTTTAAGAATCCTCGGTGGTTCACCATCGGCCTCAAGAGCCAAGACATTGGTGCCATGATCAAGACTCTTGGCCACGAAATGGTCCATGTCAAACAACACGCCAAAAACGAACTTCAGACCGGTCATGCGGTTGCTGCTCGTGGCGGTCTCAAAATCTACAGCAAGTGGATGGGTGAAATCTGGAAACCAAAGAGCAAAGAAGATGCATACTTCGATGCTCCTTGGGAGATAGAAGCATATGGCCGTGAAGTTGGCCTGTATGCAAAGTGGATGAATCGTTAATTAAAAGGAATTTGTTATGAAAATTGTTAAAGAGATTTTTGAAGCCGTATTCAGCTTCGCCGGTTTTATGACTGTTGCAATTGTTTTGTTGATGCTTATTTTGACAGCAGCTATCAAAAACGAAAATGCTGAGAAAGCTCTGGCTGAAGCAACCACGAAGGCTTGCTATGATGGCGGTCTGATTAAGGTCGATACCGATGCAGGTTTATACTGCGTTGCTCCTGCTAACCTCGTAAAAGTAAAGGTAAACTAATATGAGTTTTTGGTTGATCGTATATCTGTTCACCGCCGATGGTGAGTACTTTGCAAAAGATGTCTATGAGACTAGCAGTGCGGAGCAGTGTGTAGAGTTTGCTGGACAGGTGACAAAGACTATCGTCAATACCAGTCTGCAGGCACAGTTTCATTGTGTAAGTGACGACCATTATATGGGTCGTAAGCAGGATGACGGCATCGAGTATGACTAATCATCCTCGTCAACGCGAGATGTGGGACGGCCTGACTCGATCAGGCTGTCTCTATATGGTGCTTTTGCTTGTTATAGGAATGGTGATAGGAGTTTTGGTAAATGGAATCTGAAGAACGCGTAGGTATCGTAGCAAGTTGTTTTGATCTGTTTCATGCAGGTCATGTCCTTATGCTAATGGAAGCAAAGAAGGAATGCGATCGATTGATTGTGGCTCTTCAGTCAGATCCTACAATCGATCGCCCCGAGAAAAATAAACCGATTCAAGGTATGTACGAGCGATACTTGCAGGTAGATTCGTGTGAATATGTCGATCACGTAATTCCATATGACACAGAAGCGGATCTTTATAATCTACTTGCAAGTTTCGACTGGAGTGTTCGATTCCTCGGGTCAGATTACATTGATCGAACCGATTTCACAGGAGCTGACTTAGGCATTCCAATCCACTATTGCTGTCGCAAGCACGATTATAGTTCATCGAGCCTGCGCGAACGTATCGTTAAATCGGAGAAAAAGAAGTGAGTAAGTGGGCTGACCGATTCATGAGTCTTGCCGAGCATGTAGCTACATGGTCGAAAGATCCTTCTACTCAGGTAGGCTGTGTGATCGTCGATAAGCAGAATCGTGTGGTATCACTGGGCTTTAACGGATTTCCTCGTGGTATCAAGGATCTCACTGATCGTTATAACGACAAAGAAACAAAATACCTCTTCGTAGCACACGCGGAGCGTAACGCACTTGATAATGCACCGCTCTCTGTCGAAGGTTGCACACTCTTCAGTCCGCTGTTGCCGTGTAATGAGTGTGCCAAGTCGATCATTCAGAAAGGTATCGCGAAGGTGGTATCATATGAACCTACAGAAGATCGACCGCATTTGCGTTGGGACATCACAAAACAGATGTTTCTTGAGGCTGGTGTCCAGCTTTATCTTATAAATAAAACCGTCACGCCTACTGGGTGACACAACATAACCTCGCTTAATAGGAGAAAATATATGAAGTTTGATACAACAATGATCCCACAGATGGATCGCTATTTTGTTGGCGCGGATCGCGTCATGAAAAAGTTGGCAGATATTGCCGATCAATCGGCACAAATGATGCCGATTAAATATCCCCCATACAATATCAAGAAAGTCGATGAAAATCGCTATGTAATCGAACTAGCCGTTGCTGGTTTCGGTAAGTCAGAGATTGATATTGAATTGCAAGAAGGCAAGTTGTCTATCCATGGAAAGTGCGACTCGCCTGAATCTACTGAATATCTTTATAAGGGAATTGCCGAGCGAGGATTCAAACGCGAATTCACTCTCGCTGATAACGTTGAAGTAAAGAGTTCTTCTCTCGTTAATGGCATGCTGAAGATTTGGTTGGAAGCATTTATTCCAGAAGAAAAAAAGCCGAAGAAGGTAGAAATTAACGACGAAGAATATCCGTCGCAAGCTGCCGAATTCTTGGCAGAAGGTAAAACCAAGTAAAAAGAAGGGGACCTTTCGGTCCCCTTCAATTTATGGGATGATAATTATGGTAAAAATAGTAGATAATTTTTTATCAGAAGAACTTTACCAAAACTGTTATGACTCTGCGGCAAAGATTTATGGAGCTGGAGATAATGTGTTTTTTACTAATGCAAATTGGCCGTATGAAATTGTAAAAGATAGCTATCCAGTTTTATGTCATAACATCTATAGAGATAGTTCTTTATTTGAAAATATCTACAATAGTACAATGAACTATGGATATCGACCGGTAGAAGGAGGATCTATCTTATTCTACTTTTGGACCGCACATAGCTATATTCCCTGGCATACTGACACAGATAGACAACAGGCAGCTATCACTGTATATTTAAATCCTGAATGGGACCGCGATTATGGCGGATACTTTATGTACGAGGATCGTGCAGAGATCAAAGCCATCTTACCTAAAAGAAATCGTGCAGTGATCAACGACCTAGGTCACGAACACTGCACGACTCCTGTGCATCCTAACGGTAAACTGAGAGTTACTCTTCAGATATTCTGTAACAAGATTTAGCCCCAGTTGGCATACTGCTTCGTCTTCTTCAGACGATCGTCAAGACCGTGTGTACCGCCATTCACTCGCTTCGAGATTTGAGTGATCACAGCATCGGTTACACCCTTATCTGCAATTGCAAGCAATCCATTCTTACGGAAGAACCATAATGCAGACTCAAAAGCCAACTCGCCAACCACAAGATCAGGATTCTTCAAGACGTCAGGACGTTTTACGTCAGCGGCAAAAGCTGTATAGTTGTCTTTCCCGGTCAGTTGGATCGGGCCTCGACCACGCCACTTCCAACCATCTCCAGAGGCTTCTGAACCGTTCCCCATCCGATTAGCGTAAACCTTATTAGCGATCTTTTCTGGCTTACGTGCATAACCTGCAGTCGAAGCGATCGTAGGAAAATACTTCTTGAAGATGCCGTTAAGTCCCTTATCTGAGTAGTTCAGGTTTTCAGAGAATACCTTAAAGCCACCTGACTCGTGAGCACACTGACCAAAGAAGTGCGCAGCTTGGTTGTTAGTCAGTTTGAAATAATCTCTGGCTGCCTTATAAGTGCCAGGTCCCCATTTACCGTCGGCAGTAATGCCACATTTGGTTTGGAGTGCAGCTAATGGACCAAGTCCTGCAGCTACTGGTTTCGCTTGCGTTACAGCGTCAGTGATCTGTGGATTGACAGTAGGTGCACCAGCTGCCTTTGTCGTCGAAGGATCAAAGTCAGCAACAGTAGTATACACTGTACCACCTGCCTTCGACTTCGTGGCGATCATGCGCATCTTACGATTGCCTCCGCCCTTCTTAATCGAAGCGTGAACCCAACCAGAATTCTTATCACCCTTTGTGTAGAACTCGAGAATCACTTGGTCGAATTCAAGGTTGTCACCGATCCAGTCAGCAACTACTTTGTTGTCAATACCAGGAATTTCGAAGTCGATTGCTTGGCCGTTGACGTGTTGTGATGTCTTCGATCCGCCAACTGCCTTGTTCACCAGCGGTGCACGATAAGACGAGTTGATCTGAACAGGTTTGCCAAAGTGATTACGTACTGGTTCGAGAATCTTCTCGCAGCAGTAACGCATGTTCTCGATATGTTCTGGAGTTGGGGTATTGCTGAGTCCAAGTCTTTTTGCAGTAGGAGAAACAATCATCTCTGCCAAAGAAAAATGTTCAGTTAGTTTCATTTTTATCGCCTTTACTATGTACTTTATTTGGGGTTTAGAGTATAACTAATAATGCGGCCAGATACTGGAGATCCAATGAATTTTTATACAAATGTCACTCGTCATCGTAATCAAATTTTAGTACGTGGAATATCGGACGGCAAACCAGTCAAGTTTTCTGTTAAATACAAACCTTATTTATTCGTTCAAGCAAGTGCACAAACCGAACATAAGAACCTGAAAGGTGAATATGTAGGCAAGATGCAATTCGATTCCATGTCCGAGACGCGAGAGTTTCTGCAGAGTTACGAGAACGTGGCAGGCATGAACATCTATGGCCTCTCTGATTGGCCTTACATGTATATTTATGACAAGTATAAGGGTGAGATCAAGTATGATCCCGCTCTCGTTTCAGTTTGTTCGATCGATATCGAGACCAGCATTGAAGGCGGTTTTCCTGATATCGAGAAGGCAGACAATGAAATCACGGCTATTACCATCGGCCGCAATGGTAGAAAGACTACGTTTGGTTGCGGTGAATATAAGGAGCATCAAGACAATGTACAATATTACAAATGCGCAGACGAGTCTGCACTCTTACTCGCCTTTCTCGAAGTCTGGAACGGATCACTCTATTCGCCTGACGTTGTCACAGGCTGGAACATCGAGTTCTTCGATATCCCATATCTTGTCAACAGGATTCGAAAAGTTCTTGGATCTGATCACGCTGAACGCCTCTCTCCCTGGAAAATGCTACGTGAATACAAAGTTAACAGCCGTGGACGAGACTGTATATGCTACGCGCCTATCGGTATCGCAGTCCTCGATTACATCCAGCTCTACAGGAAGTTTACGTACACAGAGCAGGAATCTTACCGACTTGACTACATCGCTCAAGTTGAGCTCGGCGAAGGAAAGCTTGACTACCGCGATGAAGGTTATACCGACCTCGACGACCTTCGGCTAAGAAACTTTCAACTCTACATCGAATACAACGTTCGAGATGTGGAGATCGTCGAGCGTCTCGAAGATAAGCTAAAGTTGATCGAGTTGGTCTATGCTTTGGCTTATGACGCAAAAGTAAACTATGAAGATACCATGACGACTGTGAAACAGTGGGACGTGATCACTCACAACTACTTGCTCGATCGCAATATCGTGGTTCCTCTTAACGATAAGAACAAGCCCGACCGAGCCTTTGTAGGTGGATACGTCAAAGATCCGAAGGTCGGCATGAGTAAATGGGTTGTGTCGTTCGATCTTAACTCCCTTTATCCTCACCTTATTATGCAGTACAACATCTCGCCCGAGACTCTTGTTACACGCTTGAAAGATAAGGTGTCGATCGACGACCTACTTGTTGGTGGCGCTAGTCAGTTCGGTGACTATCTTAATAAAACGAACTGCACTATCGCCGCCAACCTTTGTATCTATACAAAAGAAAAGCGTGGCTTCTTGCCATCGATTATGGATCGTATGTATGATGATCGTACGAAGTACAAGAAGCAGATGATCGAGTGCAAGAAGGAATACGAGAAGACGAAGGATCCAAAGCTTGTCAAGGAAATTGCACGTCTCGATAACATGCAGATGGCCAAGAAGATTCAGTTGAACTCGGCTTATGGTGCTCTCGGTAACAAGTGGTTCCGTTGGTTTGACGTGAACAACGCCGAAGCCATCACCACCTCTGGTCAGCTCAGCATTCGTTGGATCGAGAACAAGATCAATGGCTATCTGAACAAGCTACTCAAGACAGAAAACTTCGACTATGTGTTGGCTTCTGATACCGACTCAGTGTATATCTCTCTCGAATACCTCGTCAAGAATGTATTCGGTGACGATGTTCCTGATACCAAGAAGGTGATACAATACATCGATAAGATTTGTAAGGAACGTATCGAACCATTCATCGATCGTTCTTATCAAGAGCTTGCCGACTATATGCATGCCTATGATCAGAAGATGCAGATGAAGCGAGAGAACATCGCCGACAAAGGCATCTGGAAAGCCAAGAAGATGTACATCCTCAACGTATGGAACTCTGAAGGCGTTGAGTATGAGAAGCCAAAGTTGAAGATGACTGGCATCGAAGCAGTTCGATCCTCGACTCCGACTGCATGTCGTGATGCCATTAAGAAGTCTCTCGAGATTATCATGGGTGGATCTGAATCGGATCTTCAGAAGTATGTGGCCAATTTCAAGTCAGAGTTTTCCTCGCTCGGATTCGAAGACGTGGCCTTCACACGTGGTGTCAAAGACATCGAGAAATATTGGGTAGGCGGTAGGTTCCAAAGCCAGACTCCTATCCATGTCCGTGGCTCTGTCGTCTACAACGAAATGTTGAAGAAGAAAAAGCTGACAAATAAATATCAATCCATTACCAGCGGTGAGAAGATTAAGTTTGCCTATCTCAAGAATCCCAATCCGACACAAGACTATGTTATCTCGTGTCCGAATGGTCTACCAAAAGAATTGAAGATGGAAACTTACATCGACTATGCGGTACAGTTCGAGAAAGGATATCTCAGCCCTATCGAGTCGATCACTAATACGATGGGATGGCAAGCAGAAAAACGCGCAACACTCGAGGATTGGTTCAGCTAATGGCAAAACTAGACATAGACTTAGACTTTGATTTCGGTTTCACGACTTCTTCTGAAGAAGAAATCAAGCAAGAAGGTAATGATAAGGCACGTTACATGTACGATGCCATCATGCCTTTGCTTACAAATTTAAAGAAAGACGCAGATAAAAACCCGATCATCAACTGGCCTAATCGTGGCGAGAAGATCGATCTATTCATTACTAAACTGAATAAAATCTTGAATAGCTGAATATTATGGTGTACAAATAAAGATACATCGGTTATACTGAACAATATGACAAGGAGAATTTATGTCCGACCTACTTAACAAACTACGTAAGAATACAACGATCAAAGACTCAGACATCCTGTCGGATTCCAAGTTCTTTAATGCCAAGGATATGATCGCAACGACTATTCCTGCCATCAACATTGCCCTCAGCGGTAAGATCAATGGTGGCTTCGTTCCTGGTCTCACCATCTGGGCAGGTCCATCAAAGCACTTTAAAACCTCGTTCAGCCTTCTCATGGCGAAGGCATACATGGACAAGTATCAAGACGCAGTCATGCTTTTCTATGACTCAGAATTTGGTACTCCACAATCTTACTTCGACTCGTTCGGCATCGACACATCTCGAGTTCTCCATACTCCCATCACTGATGTCGAACAGTTGAAGTTTGATATTATGCATCAGTTCGAAGAGATCAAGCGCGGTGATCATGTCATCGTCGTGATCGATTCGGTCGGTAACCTCGCTTCGAAGAAAGAAGTCGAGGATGCACTCAAGCAAAACTCTGCCGCAGATATGACTCGAGCAAAACAGCTGAAGTCTCTGTTCCGTATGGTTACGCCCCACCTCAATCTGAAGGATATTCCTCTGATCGTGGTCAATCACACATACCAGACTCAAGAAATGTACTCAAAGGCAGTCGTTTCTGGCGGTACTGGTATCTACTACTCAGCCGATAACATCTTCATCCTCGGTCGTCAACAAGAAAAAGACGGCAAGGATGTGACTGGCTACAACTTCATCATCAATGTCGAAAAGTCTCGGTTCGTCAAAGAAAAGAGCAAGATTCCTATCGAAGTATCATGGGACGAAGGCATCAGCAAATGGT